CCTAACTTTCTGCAAGGTAACTTTTATAGGGGGGTTCGTCCAAAATAGGGAATTCCCTGAACGCAAGACGCAAAAAAGGACATGTCATGACTGCTCGAATTCCGGTTGAGGTTCACGCGATACACGGAACCAAAGGAACAAAAATGGGAACCAAGCTGCCTGAGCAAATCAAGCAGAGGATTCCATTTGCAGAGTGGGCGCAAAACCCAAGCGCTTTCAATGCGGCTAAGTTTGTCGAAGAGACTGCCGAATATTTGTATCAGGTTTACGGGATTGGCAGCGCTCAAGATCGGCATACGCTCATCATGCTTGCTGACCAGCTCCAGATCTACGTTAACGCTCGACAAGAAATGCTAACTGGGGAGCTAGTGGTTTACACGAACGGCGGTAAAACCGCTGCACCAAATCCACATATCGCAATCGCTAATAATGCGGTTATCCATGCGATCAAGCTGATGAACGAATTAGGCTTAACACCTAAATCTAGATTGGCAACCAACAAGACAGAAGATAAAAAGATAAACGACTTTCTAAGCGGGCCTAAGTTCGGAACATGAAACTAGAAGATGGAATCGGGTATGCAGCAGCGGTAGCAAAAGGTGAGATCAACGCTTGCCGAAACGTCCGTCTTGCTTGCCAGCGGTTTCTAAATCATCTTGAAAACAAAGAGTGGGAATACGTTTTTGATCCTGGCGCGGTTAATCACTTCCTACAGTTCACGAGTCTTTGCAGACATGTAAAAGGCCAGTGGGCGGGCCAGCCTGTAAACCTTGAGCCCTTTCAGATCCTCATCATCTGCGCGATTTACGGATTCCGTCTTAAGCGGGATCGGTCTAAGCGCATGGTGCAAGACGTAATCGTTTACATCCCGCGCAAAGCTGGCAAATCAACGCTTACCGCTTTGATCGCTCTTTACGAGCTTGCCTTTGGCGATGCTGGCGCAGAGGTTTATACAGTCGCTACTAATCGAGATCAGGCAAGCATTGTTTTCACTACCGCTAAAGGATTTATCGAAACCCTTCCCCGAGAAGTCTCCGGTCTCTTCATTCCTGGCAAGTTCACGATAGTAAAGAACGGCGACTCTCAATCGGTGTTTAAAGCGCTCAGCAGGGATACCAAGCGTACGGGTGATGGGCTCAACCCTTCTTGCGCGATTATTGACGAGGCTTCGCAAATCATCGACAGGAATACGATTGAGGTCTTGCATTCTGGAATGGTAGCGCGAGCGAATCCGCTGCGGCTATATATAACCACTGCTTCTTTTACCCGCGATACCAAGTTCTTTGAAGATCTCCAAGTGATGGAGCATATTCTTCACCAAGACGTTCCCGATAACCCGCGATGGTTTGGGCTTCTTTATTCGCTTGATGCTGGCGATGATTGGCGAGACCCGACGGTCTGGCACAAAGCTAATCCGATGCACAATATCTCGGTTTCGCACGATGCGATTTCCGCTCGCTGCGAGGAAGCCAAGATAAAGCCGGCAGCGCTCAACGAGTTTCTCTGCAAGACATTAAACGTCTACGTTTCCGCCGAAACCGCGTGGGTGGACAGATCGCATTGGGATGAAGCTGTAGGTCTTACAGACCGTGAGCCCGAAGCGGTATTTATTGGTTTTGACTTGGCGGCAACACGAGATCTAAACGCAGTTTGTACGCTTAAGCGTTACGCCGAGGATGATTACGAAGCCGAGTGGAAGTTCTTCCTTCCCGAGGATGGGTTTGATTTATTGCCAGCGCATTACCAGGATATTTTCCGACAGGCCATTAATTCGGGCATTTTGCATATCACCGAAGGTAATGTTATGGACGACCGCGAGATTTCGGAGTATATTCTGGGGCAAAGCCAGAAATACGACGTACGCGAGGTCGGTTATGACGCGTACAACGCAGCCGCACTAGTGGCTCGACTATACGAAGCTGGGATGCCGACAAAAAAAGTTGGGCAGGGTATGGCGGTACTTTCTAACCCTTCCAAGCATGTAGAACGGCTTATTCTAGGCCATAAAATCAAACACGATGGCAACCCGTTTTTAGGCCACCAATTGGGAAATTGTGAAGTGTTCGTAGATGTGCAGGGCAACATCAAGGTCAAGAAGGCCGGAGTTGACCGCCATGCGAAGGTCGACGGGATCGTTGCCCTCATAATCGCCATGCACTGTAGCTTAGACAATCCGATGCCGTCTGAATCATACGGATTCAGGGTCTTTTAGGGCTAAAAATGGGCATATTCGACAGATTCCGCAAGAAACCAACCCAAAATGAGTCGAATTCGTTGTTCGGCAACACTGTTTTGGGTAACAACGTCATGCTCCGAGGTAAGGGGCAAGGCTACGGATCTAACCAGCTTCTTTATGTAACGACATCTGCTGTCAACGAAGCTGGACGTTCGCTTGACATTACAACGCTTGCCAGGAACTCAACGGTCATGGCTTGCGTGGGAACCAAGGCTAGAGCGCTTGCTCAACTGCCGGTAAAGATCATGTCTCGGCAGGCTGACGGTACTTTGGTCGATACGCAGACGGAACCTGGGGTTCCAGAGCGCGAAAAGAACCGCGCAAAGTCGATCCTTAACCTTCTTGCTCAGCCCAACAACTTCCAGAGTCAATACGAGTTCTGGTATCAGTTCACGATGTGGCATGAGCTGGCCGGCGAAACTTTCGTATTGCTCTGGAGAAAGAACGAGGCCGATCCCCAACAGGTTCCGCTCGAGGTTTACGTACTTGACTCGACGCTGATCGTTCCGCGCATTTCCGAGACTCGCTACCCGTTTTATACGCTTACAAGCTCAAGCTACGGGTTTAACAAAGACGAACCGCTGCAATACTTCCAGGTTATGCACGTTAAGAGCGAGCCTTGGCAAGGATCTTCTTCGTTTAACCGTCTCCAGGCTGTCGAGCTGATTTCGCTCGATCAAGACATTGATCTTTACTCAAACTTCATCATGCTTAACGGCGCAAAGCCTTCAGGCTTATTCCGTACCGAGCAAGTCATACCCGATTCCAAGTTCAAAGAGATCGCAGCGCGGCTAAAAGAAGCATGGACGAACATGCTTAACAGCCAGCCCTCAGACTTGAGTAAGCCTGGGCAGTCGATGCTATTAGACCAGGGGATGATGTACGAAAGTATTAAGCCTTTGACGCTGCAAGACGTAGACGCACGAGAGCTCAAGAAACAAACGATGGCGCGGATTGCTGGCTTGTTTGGCGTTCCTCCGGCGATGATTGGAGTCGGCGAGTCTAAGTACAACAACACGCAGACGATGCTCGACGAGTTTTATAAGAGCACGATGATGCCGTTCATAACGAACATTGAGCAGAAGCTAAAGACGAGCCTTCTTGGTGGCTATCCAAATCTGTATGTGCAGTTTCAGACGCAGGATTTCCTTAAGGGCGCTCCACTGGATCAGATGAACTATGTTGTGGCGGGGGTTAAGAATGGAATTCTCACGCCCAACGAAGCTAGAGACTATCTTGGGCTTGATAGCGTGGACGATGGTGATTCTCTGCTTGCTGCCGGTGGCGTTGATAAGTCTATTCCCGGCTCTTCGCCGCAGGATACTGGCGGTGGCGGAAATCTTAAGGTCATAGGCAAGACCGGGCGAGCTGGAAATGCTTAAGGATGTTCTACAGCGTCTTAAAAATGAAGCGGCAAAGCGCAAGCCTCCTCCGAAACAGGTTGATGGTAAACGACAAGAAAAAGAGCGGGTGAATGAGCGGAAAAGTTAAAGTATTCATTGGCGCTCCCTGCTCAGGTAAAAGCACTTACATAAAGAAAGTGCGTGGGCCGGATGATGTAGTTGTCGATTTTGATGCGTTAGCTAAAGCGCTCGGTTCAATGGTTAGCCATAGATCAACCGGCGATATAAGAGAAGTGGCTTTTGCTGTAAGAGAGGCTGCGATACGAAGAATATTTCAGGGCTTAAAATCGGATGCTTACATTATTGACACAAGCCCTAAACAAGAAAGCATGGCGCTTTACAGAAATCGTCGCGTTGAGTTTGTTTTGATTGATCCAGGCTTAGAGGTTTGCTTAGAAAGAGCGCGTGAGAGGTCTAAAGGTACGGTTGAGAAAATTATGCAGTGGTATCAATCGCCGCCAGCAGTCATACAGGAAATGAATTTGATGCCAGCAAATGTAGACGATGTAATGCTCCATTCAGCGCAGCGAATATTAGAAAGAAGCTCGGTCGGTTCACCATTTAGGTTTATGTGAGGTAACTATGAAACATGTTCAATTCTTCACCGAGGCAAAGGTTGAGCTTGGCCGTATGGCTGATGAGGCAACCGGCGAACCCACCGGCGAGATCGAGGCAACTCTGACAACCTGGGGCGCGAGAGAAGGCGCAGACGGGCGCAGATTCTTTTACACGCCAGCAGCTTTTGAGATGTGGCATGAAGGCTGGATGGAAGCCGGCAGACCGCTTCCCATGTATTTCCAGCACAGCTCAGACATGATGCCCGTGGGCGAGTGGTCAAAGTTCGACATTACGGACGAAGGCATGACCGGAACCGGGAAACTTTTCCTGAATACCACGGCGGGGTCAGATCTGTACACCATCATGAAGGAATCGCCGCGCATGGTCGGCGGTGTTTCTGTCGGCGCGTACGCTGATGAGTACCAAATGGTCGATGAGAACGGCGAACCGACAGACGACCCTGATAGCTTCTTTCAGATCATGAAAGGCGGATTGGCTGAGGTTTCAATCGTGATGAACCCCAACAATCCTAAAGCCGAAATCTCAAGACTTGAATACTGGATGGACAACAAACCCAATCCAAGAGTAATCGAGAAGGCACTGCGTGATGCAGGGCTTTCAAGAAAGGATGCAACCGCTGCATCTGCTTTGCTGAAACAGATTATTGAACAGCGTGACGCTGAATCTGCCAAGCAACCCGCCAATCCGAGTGAGTCGGACGCAGCGGTGAAACTGCTGGAAGCGCTCCAATACCGTGAGCTGCTGAAGGCAATCGCAACCCGATAAAGGAACTATCATGCTTGAAAAAGTTATTGAAAAACTAGATGCAATCGAAGCATCTAACGCTGCAAAACTTGCTGAAACTGCTGAGGCTGTAAAGACTCAAGTTACCGAAGCTGTTCAGGCAGTCAAAGCAGAAACCGAGCAAAAACTTGCCGCTCTTGAGGCAAAGATTGCCGCTCCTTCGATCATTCGCCCAATCCATAAGACTGTTCGTGGTGAGGCAAACCGTCGCTTCCGTGATGTGCTCAAAGAGTACATGAAGGGTGGCAATCAGGTTGAGCGCGAAGTAAAGATCTTTGAATCGGTCGATCAGTTTGACGGGTACATTCGTGAAGCATCTGCGCTTACCGGTTCTGGTTACGACGTTGGTGGCCGTACCGCTTACGACCCCGTGTTTGCTGCTAAGCGTCTTGGCAATCCGATGATGGATCTTTCCCGCATCGTTGCAACTGACGGTTCGGCTTATCAGTTCCGCGTAAAGACCGGCAACGCTGGCGCTCAGTGGGGCTACACGGTTCAGAACAACGGAGCATCAACGACTGAAGCAACGTCAATTTGGCAGGTGATTCTCAAAGACTTGAACGCACAGTTCCCAATCCGTACTGCTGCGCTTGATGACATTGACGGTCTTGAGCCCAACGTTGTTGACGACATGCTAATGGAATTCCAGCAGGCAATGGCAACCTCGATGATCCAGAACAACGATCAATCGGGAACCGGAACCTCGGTATCGACTGGCGGCGCTGATGGTCTGCGCGGCTTAGATCAGTATGCTGGTGCAAATGCAACCTACACGGGCGGTACAGTTTCCACGGCTTCTTTCGGAACCTCGGGAACCGCAACCACGAACGGTCTGCATAACCTTGCAACGTACGATCAGCTCACCACTAACGCAAACACTGTCGGTGCAAATAACATCGTCTATAAAGACGTTGTTAACTTCATCTACAGCTTGCCACAGCAGTACTGGACCCCAACAGCTCGCTTCATGATTAACCCAATCTTGTTGCAAGGCATCCGTGGTTTGGTTGACGATCAGAAGCGTCCGATCTACATCGACGGTCTTAGCCGTGACGATGGCATCGTTGGCAAGTTGCTTGGCTTTGACGTTGTGGTTAACAAGTACGTTGACAATCCTTCTCAGCCCACAACGGGCGCGGCAGGTACAACGTCTTACTACCCAATGTACTTTGCTGACTTCCAGCAGTTCCACACCATCGTTATGCGTCTAAGCATGGTTCTGCGTCGTTATGACCAGACGCTCCCAGGCTCGATCACGTTCTACGGCGAGACTCGCGCGGCAACTTCTGTGCGCGATCCCAACGCTGGCGTACGTTACCGTTCCACTGGCACTGCGGCTTAATTTAAGAGGGCGAAAGCCCTCTCCCTCTATGGAGAGACTATGAAACAAGTGATTTTAGAAGGGCTTAAGCAGGCTCTCCACGAGGGCAAAGCCACGGTGAACCTCGCTGAAGCCTCAGCCCTCACGGGCTCGGGCTCCGGCGTTGGTGGCCGCGTCTATAACGAGGATGTATTTGCAAGTCTGCGCTATTGGAACCCTTTCCGGGTTTACGCTAACCAGACGATGACCTCGGATTCGGATATTCAATTCACGGTCAAGACTGGTAACGCTGCAAACAGTACGAACCCTTGGGGCTACACAGTTAACGCTAACTCAGGTTCGCCCAACATTGCCACGAGCATTTGGCAGCTTCCGATGCGCGTTATCAGCGCTCAGATGCCTATTCGCGCAGCGGCGATGGATGACATCAATGGTCTAGATGCCGCGCTCGCTGAAGATCTTGCAATGGAATTTAGCCAGATTGAAGCCGCATCAATGGCGATCAATGACGATCAGGCGGGATCGACTACGACAAGTACAGGCGCGACTAACGGTCTGCGCGGTCTTAAGATGTACGCAGGAACAGCTGGTTCTACGGCGGCTTATGGCAGCTCAGGAACGGCAATAACAAACGGCATCCATACGCTTAACACGGTCGGCTATACGCATAGCGGCGGCATTGAGTGGGAAACGCTTGTTGACGTTGCTAACGCTCTTCCAGGGCAGTTTTGGAAGATGCATGGGACTGCTTGGATGATGCACCCAACGGCGATCCAGACGCTTAGGAAATACACGCACAGCGGCAATTCTTATGCGCTTGTTGAGGTTGGCGAGGAAGGCGAAGGCCCGGCTGTAAACATCATGGGATGGCCGGTTATTGCTAATCCCTACTTGGATGCTCCCGCTGCCGGCGCTTCTCCCATTTACCTAGCCAACTGGCCCCGGTTTATGTGGATCGTTGACCATTCCGAGATGACGCTGCAACGCATGGAGCAGACGCAGCCTGGGACAATCACGATCTACGCGGAAAAGCGTTTAGTTTCGACTGTGCGTGATGTAACCGCTGGCGTTCGTTTGATCGGAACCTAACATGCCAAGCCAACTGCAAGGTAATTTCGGAGCGGGTTCGCGTAACCCGTTCAACTACTCGAAGGTCATTCAAAGTACCCGCGATCCGGTTACGCAATGGCTTACGCTCGACGAAATCACCAATCAGCTCAATTTGTTTGCGGATGAATCTCAAGATGAGTTTTTGTCGCAGCTTGAGCTGGCAGCGCGAATGGCAATTGAGGATTACTTAGGCGTTCCAATCTTCAATGTGACGTATCAGGCTTCTTATTTAATCTCGGGTTTAATGGCGGCTCCGGTTTCGCTAGATCTTCCCGAGGTCTCGCAGAACGGCGTGACGATCAACTGGGTTAAGTATTACAACGACCTAAATCCGCCGGTTTTAACGACGATTGCAAGCTCGCAGTATTACTACGACCCAACGGGAAATAAGTTAGTTCTTTTCGAGGTTCCTAATAACGTCAATACCTACATGACCGCTCCGATGCTTTGCCAGTACACACTACAAGGCAGCGTCATTGGTCAATATCCCGTAGTTAAGCAAGCTGGTCTCATGCTTCTCACGCATTTCTACAATAACCGGTCTGCCATATCTGAGGCTAAGCAGTATCAGCTTCCCTGGGCGATTGACCAGTTATTGCGACCCTACCGCACTTTGGTGATGTGATGGTTTTACGCGTCGATCAAATCACCATCAACAATCTGACGTTTGGGCTTACCAATCTTGGCGAGCAGACAACGACAGAGACTGCATGGTTTCAGACGCGAGCAAAAACCAAGTCTGTGCATAACCGCATTCGGACGCTTGAGAAGTTTCGTCAGTACGACAACATGATTGAGTTCACCGTGAACTACACGCCCAACATGCGTACGATCTCAGACGCTCAAGAGGCTTACAGCATTTCCTTTCGAGAAAAGTCTTGGCGGATTGCTGAGGTTTACGAGCATGACGATAGGCAATGGGTAACGTTTACTTGTTACCGTAACGAACCAACGGTTGCAGTCTGATGGGTCAGAATTCAGCCGTTACCTATGCCCAAGCGATACAGGCGCAGCTAACCTCGGTTTGTACGCCCACGCCGGTCTATGCTGTGTTTAATCGCAACTTTGCGACCGAGCCGACGTTTGTTACTTGGCAGCTAAGAGATGTTCATCAGCCCGTGTATACCGGGCCGCAGTCGGTTAAGGGTATAGATAGACCTGTCTTTCAAGCGACAGTCTTTGCTCAGCAAATGGCGAACTGTTACTCAAAGGCTCAGCAGATTGTCGACGCGCTCCACGGCTATCAGGGAACATTTGGCGGCTTATTTTTTGTGGCAAAGATTGACGTTGATTGGCTTTTCCACACATACGATAATGACAGCAAGCTACACCAGATTGTTTTAGATTCAACTTTAGACATTCCTTCGTGAGGTGAAAAATGGCTCTTCCTAATAAAGTTTTACCCGGCTTCAGCGCCTCGCTATATTGCCAGCCGGGGGCTGCTCCCACTCCTTTAACTACCGCCAACCTTAGCGTCTATGCCTCGACCTCTGCAATCGCTGTCTCTGGCAACTTGGTTCCAGTGGAAGCAATTCCCTCTTTTGGTCAAGACGATGCGGTTGCTAATTTCTCGGTTGCTGGCTCGCGTCAGTCTGACAAGATCCCAGTCCAATCTGCGCCGACTTCCATGACGGTTGTGGCCGCATGGAATCCAGCAGACACAAATCTTCTTTTGCTCCGCGCAGATGCTTACAACGGTACGATTGACCGTACGTTTGTAATCTCGGCAACAGATGGAACAAACATTGTTAACTACGCCTTTAATGGCCGCGTTAGTCAGTGGACGATTGATCCAGCTCCAGGCGCAGAAGCTCAGGTTACTTTCACGATTCATCCGCGAGGCAATCAATATGGCTGGTCAAACAACACTTGATGAATTAGTAGCGCTGATGGCGGAATTTAGGGGCGACCTCCATGCAATGGCAAAAGGGCATCCCTTTACCTTACAAGAGGTGGATGCCGCCCTACAGGAAGCCAGCCCCGGCGGGGCCGAAGCAGTCTGTCTTTCAGTGTTGAGAGCCCATGCAAAGAGCGAGTGATGATTTGCTGGCTTACTTAGTCACGCAAGCCCAAACCGGTTCTAAAAACTGGTTTGGGTATCCTCAACAAAGGCTCATCAACATTACTCTCTGCCATAAAATCGCAGAGAATCATGCGCCAGATATGACACCAGACGAAGTAGTTAATTATGTGATTCGTCTTAACGATCTGATCTTCAAAAAGATCGTGACCAATGGGAAAGATTGAGGTTAAGGGTTTCCGAGAATTTGAGGATTCGCTTTTAGAATTAGCTCAAGAGTTCGGCACGACCAAAGCCCGTCGGTCTTTACTTCCTGGCCTCAAATCTGCGATGGAGCCCGTAAAAGCGGCGATCCGAGCAAGAGTTCCTGTCGATACTGGGAAACTGCAACTCAAGGTTCGCAACGGCGCAAAGGTTGCAACGGGCAAAGACAAAAAGAAAAAGTACCTTACCCGCGACACAGTTGCTTTCGGGTTTGTCGACGTTGGTGTTGGTTATAAAGATGCTAAGGGTGAGTACAGGCCAGCAGCAGAGGCTATAGAATTCGGTACGGCAGAGGTTCCTGCTAGGCCGTTCATACGAAACAGTTTTCAATCAATGGCAAACTCCGCTCTTGATCGGTTAGCGTCTCTCATGAGCGCTCACATGGATCTCTGGGCGGCAAAACAACGAGCAAAGGTTAGAAAATGAGATTACAAGACAAATTCGGTTCTTCGTTCCAAAGACAGAAATACGCAGACATTGATTTTGCTGGTCATGCGTTAAAGGTCTATCTTCCCACCAGGAAGGAAATGCTTGAGCTTGAGG